TCTGATATTTTATCTAAAACAACTAAAGATTCTGGAGGTAAAGATCGTCTTGAAAACGGTAATTACATTCTGACAGTTGGTCAACATTTTGTTTTAATTGTTGAGGGTGAAATTACAGAACCTGCATTAATCTCTATGAGTTCTTCTCAAGGTAAAGTGAGTAGAAAATGGAATTCAATGATGGCTTCAATTACACTTGAAGGCAAAAATGGTCCTTTCACTCCTGCTACTTACAGTCATAAATATGTCCTGTCTTCTGTACTTAACAGTGGAAAAGGTAATCAATGGTATGGCTTTAATGTTGTAAGAGGTGCTATGATTGATAACGCATCACTCTACGAAAGAGCGAAAAAGTTTCACAACTCATTCGCCGGCAAATAGTGTGAAAAGTGGGCGCCTAGGGGAGACTCAAAGCGCCCATGCAATCGACAGACAGGACAGGACATGACAGACATATTAAAAAAATTTAAAAGTATATTTGAAGGCTTAGACATAGCTAGAGGTGAGACTCGTAAAACAGGTGAGGTATCTGCAAAAGGTAAAAGTATTACTAGGTCTAAAACAATTACTGAGCCACCTACAGATAAAATGTGGCAAGATCATTTAAAAGGAACAGAACCTGCATTAGGTATAATTCCAATAAGAAGAGACAATACTTGTATATGGGGATGTATTGACTGGGATGTATATCCTTTAGATCACAAAGAAATAGTAAATGATTTAAAAAAGAAAAAAATACCACTAACAGTATTTAGATCAAAATCTGGTGGTGCACATTTATTTTTATTTACAAAAGAACCTGTGCCTGCAGTTATGATGAGAGATAAATTAAAAACATATGCTTCAGCTATTGGTCATGCAAGAGCAGAGATATTTCCAAAACAAGAAAAGATAAATATTGATCGTGGTGATGTAGGTAGTTTTTTAAACTTACCTTATCACAACTTAGAAAATACAGTTAGATATGCATTCAATAATAATGGTGAACCAATATTAGATATCGAAACGTTTTTTGAACACTATGAAAAAAATGTTTTAAGTGTAGACCAGTTTAATAATTTAAAATTAAAAGAAACAGAAGAAGATGATTTTCTTGAAATGCCACCATGTTTAGTTACGCTTTTATCTGAAGGTGTTGGTGAAGGAATGAGAAATGAAACTATGTATAATGTAGGAGTCTATCTAAAGAAAAGATTTTCTGAAGATGATCTTTGGAAAAAGAAAATGAATCACTACAATATAAAATACTTTAAACCACCTATCAATGCATCAGAACTTGTTAAGACTCAGGAATCATTAGAAAACAAAGACTATTTTTATAAATGTAAAGATGAACCTTTAGTATCTTTTTGTAATTCTAAACTGTGTGTAACAAAAAAATATGGTGTAGGTGATGATGATGCACCGGTACAAACTATATCTGCAATCAGAAAATATAATTCAGATCCACCATTATTTTTCTGTGACATCGATGGACAAACAGTAATGGTTGAAACTGCAGTTCTTCACGAGCCAGATAAATTTTCAATGGCGTGCTTAGAACAAATCAATAGACCACAGATGCCTATGTCTAAAATTATATGGCGTAAGATGTTAATAAAACTTTTACAAGAAAAACAAGAAACTGATTTGAAAGCTACTGAAGATTTAAAAATAGATAATCAACTAAGAGAATACATGGAAGACTTTGTAAATAAAGTTAAAGGTAAAGATATAAATGATATTCAAAGAGGTGTTGCGTTTAGTGATGATAACTATAGTTATTTTAAAATGAAAGATTTTTGGAAACATTTAGTAAAAAATAAATGGCCAGATAAAAGATATCCAAAACATGTAGTAGTACAAAAACTACAAACTCAATTAAAGATTGAAGAGGATTATCCAAAAATAAACGGTAAAACAGTGCGTTGCTTTAAGATGTTAAAGATTGTATCTGTTGAACCAGAGAAAGCAAAATATGAAAGTCAGGAGCCATCATGGAAAAGAAAAATAGAACAGTAATACCTGGACCACCAGGGACCGGTAAAACGTATAGATTATTAAATCACTATATGGCCAAAGAAATAAAAGAAAATAAAACTGATCCTAAAAAAATTTGTTACATTACTTTTAGTAAAGCAGCTGCAGAAGAAGCAACTGAAAGATTTGAAGAATTATTTCCTAAAGAAAAACTTGGATACATAGGAACTATGCATGCATTAGGGGTAAGAGAATTAAATATAGATGTAAGTGCAAAACTATTAAGAGGTAATAGTCAATGGAATCAATTTAAACTTTATGAACCAATGGCAGCTAGATTAAATACTGATATGAGTATTGATTCAATCACTGGTAAAACTAGATTTAAAGATCCAATCCTAACCACAAGAGATTATGCAAAAAATAAAAAGATATCTTTAAACGAAGCTGCAATACAAAAAGGTATGGCAGGTTGGGAAGATATCCATATTGCAGAAAAAATAGATGGTGCATTAACGCAATATAAAAAAGATACAGGAGTCATAGAATTTTATGACATGATAAGTTTGTTTACGGATAAGATAAAAACTAAAGATAGTTTTTATGACGTTATATTTTTAGATGAAGCTCAAGACTTAAACGCATTGCAATGGGATATGTTTTTTGAATTAGAAAAACTAAGTGCAAGATCATATATTGCCGGTGATGACGATCAAACTATTTACGGGTTTCAAGGTGCGGATGCATCTACATTCATAAATCTAGAAGGAACTATCGACGAACAAGTTAAGTCGAGACGAGTACCGAGAAGCGTGCATCGAGTGGCTTTAAACATATTAGATAGACTCAACGAACGTAGAACAAAGAATTGGGAAGCGAGAGACGAGGAAGGTGAAGTCAATTACGAAACATCATTAGAAAACATAGACTTTTCAAAAGGTAAATGGATGGTACTCGGTAGAACCAATAAACTTTGTGAGAAAGCAAGAGATCATTTGTATATGAAAGGTTTAAGATATGAATTTACAGGTGATAAATACCTAGATAAAAATTCTATGTTAGCATTTACTACCTGGAAAAGATTAAACAATGGTGCAAGTATTGATTCAAAAGATGTCAAGGTAATGTATTCTTTTTTAAAAGTAAAACTAGGTCATCTGCAAAGAGGTTTTGCCAGTGGCAAAACTTTAGATACTGTTTTTTCTGTGACATTAGAAGAATTAAAACAAGATCATGGATTACTTGTTGAAGGTAGTTGGGAACATCTTGACTTTGATGAAGATACAAAAATTTTCATGAAACATTTAATACAAAATAATTACGATCTTATGAAAGAAGCTGACATAAAGATAATGACTTTACATGGATCAAAAGGAAAAGAATGTGAGAACGTAGTTTTATTTACAGACTTTGGTGCAGATGAATATCAAAGTAATTTTATTGAAGGCGAGTTTGAAAAGTCTCCAGACAATGAGCACAGATTATTTTTTGTAGGCGTCACACGTGCTAAACAAAAACTTTATTTATTACAATCAGAGGAGGGTACAGGGTATGTCATATAAATCACTAGACAAACAAGTTCAGGGGAATCATTATCAAGATTTTAAGATTCAACCGGCAGAGTTTGTAAATCAAAATAAGTTGCTTTTTGCAGAAGGCAACGCTATAAAATATATCTGCAGACATTCTAGGAAAGGAAAACACTACGATATTAAGAAGGCTATACATTATTTAGAAATGATTCTAGAAAGGGATTATGGAGAATTTATTTAACGAAGAGATGTGGAACTCACCTGAAGAATTTAAAGATTTAAGTAGTTACAAATACATAGCAATTGACTTAGAGACAAGAGACCCAAACTTAAAAAAGATGGGTTCAGGTTCTGTAAGAGGTGATGGAGAAATCATCGGTGTTGCTGTTGCAGTAGATGGTTGGTCTGGATATTATTCTTTCGGTCATGAGCAGGGTAATTTTTTTGCTAAAGAATCTGTAATGAAATGGGTTAAAAGTATTTGTGCTTTACCATGTCCTAAAATATTTCATAATGCAATGTATGACGTATGTTGGTTAAGATCGTATGGTGTAAATATAAATGGAATCATTGTGGATACAATGATGATGGCAGCTGTATTAGATGAAAACAGATTGTATTACTCATTGAATTCATTGTCTTTTATAGAGTTAGGTAAAGTTAAGAATGAAAAAGCTTTACAGGATGCAGCAGACAAAGCTGGTATAGATGCAAAATCTGAAATGTATAAACTTCCTGCATCAATGGTTGGAGCATATGCGGAAGCAGATGCTGAACTAACCTTACAACTATTTAAAAAATTTTCAGGTCAGATAAGAGATCAAAACTTACAGAGAATATTTAACTTAGAAACAAGTTTGTTTCCTATGTTGGTAGATATGAAATTTAAGGGCGTTCGAGTAGACGTTGATAAAGCGCATCAACTAAAACGTGTATTAGAGAAAAGAGAAGCACAATGCCTTGCAAAAGTGAAACAAGTAACAGGAGTAGAAGTACAAATATGGGCAGCAAGATCGATCGCCAAAGTATTTGACAACCTTGAACTACCTTATTCCAGAACTGCGAAAAGTAACGCTCCATCATTTACAAAAGCTACACTAGAAAATCATGAAAATCCAGTAGTAAAAAACATTGCAGAAGCTAGAGAATTAAACAAAGCGCACACAACTTTTATAGATACAATACTAAAACATGAACACAATGGACGTATTCATGCTGACATAAATCAATTAAGATCAGACGCAGGCGGAACTGTAACCGGACGTTTTTCATATTCTAATCCAAACTTACAACAAATTCCTGCAAGAAACAATTTGTTAGGTCCTGCAATTCGTGGACTATTTATACCAGAACAAGATTGTGATTGGGGTTGCTTTGACTATTCACAACAAGAACCTAGATTAGTTTTACACTATGCAGCAGAACACCCTATCTTAAAAAATTCTGAGTCTGTAACTGAAATGGTTTCTAAGTTTAATAAAGACCCCAAAATGGACTTTCATGGAATGGTAGCTAAACTTGCAAACATAAAAAGAAAAGAAGCTAAGACTATTAACTTAGGTTTATTTTATGGAATGGGTAAAGCAAAACTTCAACAGTCTTTAGACTTAGAAAGTAAAGAAGAAGCTGATAAACTTTTTAATAACTATCATGACAGTGTACCTTTTGTAAAAGGTTTGATGGATGCAACTATGAGAGATTCTCAAAGAGACGGAGAGATTCAAACCATTGCAGGTAGAGTTTGTAGATTTGATAAATGGGAAGAAGCAAGATTTGCTCCAGGTGAACTAAGAGCACCAATGACTTATGAAGAAGCTAAAGGAAAATATGGTGAAGATAGAATTAGAAGAGCCTATACTTACAAAGCTTTGAATAAATTAATACAGGGTTCTGCGGCAGATATGACCAAGCAAGCTATGTTAGATTTATATAATGAAGGTATTACACCACATATACAAGTACATGATGAATTAGATATATCTGTTGAATCTGAGCATCAGGCACAAAAAATTATTGCAATTATGCAAGATGCAGTTAAACTTTCTGTTAAAAATAAAGTTGATTATGAAAAAGGCCCAACTTGGGGTGACGTAAAATGAGGATTTTTTATGGCATATTTAAACGCAAACATACCACCAACTTATGCACAAATCAGAAGAGAATATTTATATGATCTTAAGAAGCATAAAGGAGAAGTTGAAGACTGTATTATATTTGGCCTTAGCGCTCTTACAGGGCGTGCAATACTATTTCATGCTATTATGGAAAACGGTGCAATATTTTATCGCCTACCAATTAGCGCGTTTATTCAAAAGGGATTTGAGCCATCCGGAGTGCCCGCAAGACGACTTGATGAACTTCAGCTCTGGAATTGTTTTTCTTATTATCCTTCTGTCCATCGTTGGGATATTTTAGACGGACAAGCCGGTAAGTATATAGGTAAAGATAAAAAGTGGCATTCAGGTAAGTATTTATTTACCGTTGACTTTGCACATCCAGATAGTAATATACTTGATACCGATCATTCGGAAATACCGCACGAACACAAGTGCGCTCACATAATTGCCCTCGATGACGGTAATTTTGCAGCACAACCTAACAACAGATGTATATGGGACATACCTTCTTTTACTGTGAAAGATGATATTCCTGACTGGAAAGTGCAGACTTCTGAATGGAATGTTG